GTCAGACCCTAGAGCAACTTTACCACAAGTTGAAGTTGGTTTAAAGCCCGGATTAAACGTTATTACCGTTGACGGTACAGCACAAACTGAACCAGTTATTCAAATTATTCCTAAACGAGCATTAAAATATGTCGGGTATACGCTCAATGGTGGTAATTATGGTGTTGGGCCAGAAGACCCGATTGACCAAGCTAATGCTGTTAAGGAATGGGAAAATGTTATTCACGACCCTATTAACTCAATGGCGTTATGGAGCAGTGGACATGACGCATTATCCCCGATAAAAACTGGGGCTCCTCATGTTTTTCAAGGTTCTGCTACTATTAACGAAGACGCTGGCTCAATGATTGTCAAAAAGGTCAAAGGCAAAAAGGACTATGGCGCAATGCCATCTAGTTTATCAGAAAATGAAAATAAATGGCTTGGTCCCGGTTATAAGTATAATGGTATGACTCAATCTCTTTCAGAGTGGAGAATTAAAGTAGGTATTCACCATACTAAGTGGCAAGGGACGCATAGTGGGAGAGCAATCGGCCAAATTCAATTATTATGGTTAAGTCCAAATGGAGAAACGATTGGCCACTTTGGGATTTCTGACCATGCTTATGGGGCTCGCCCAGCATGTTTTTTGCAGATTACACAACCCGGCGGGAATTTTGACGCTGGAGATGGAAAGCATAGAACTTTTTACTATGGTTATGGCCCATCTGGAGCATTTAGTAATCATTCAGATCAATCAATTAAAATAAAAACAGGCACAAGAACAGTTTCTAAAACAATCCGCTCCCGTAGTAGAAGAGGTAAGATAACTAAGAGAACAATTAAGCAAAAGGTAAACACTTATATAACAGTTCAAAACAGAAGAGAGTATAGTGCACTGTCTGACGCATGGTTGTTCTTAGATTTATCGTACTATGACCACGAATATCATTATTCAATCACTCAACATAACCTACAAAATGGTCAACCGTATACAAATCCCAACAAGTATTTTATTGTCAAGTCTCAACAGCCAGTAAAGACAGGAACAGATTATGACACAGCATTGGGCGGATTTGCGATATTCTTTGGTAAGAGACCAATTACGGAAGATATTCAAAAAATAGATTATGATGATCCATATATGTCACTAACCCACTTGCAAGTGCTCAAGCACAATAAAGTTGATAGCAAGGATACACCAACATATATTGCGAACGCAGGTTCTGAAATTATTATGGATTCAGAAGCTCAAAGAACAACGGTTGACGGTAAGGTAGAATATCCAGTTTGGTCAACGAGCTATCCAAAACTAAAGCCGGGTGTTAACTCTCTGAATATTGTTGGAGATTTAGATGACGCAAAAATGGTTTTAAAATATTTACCAAAAAAGCTTTAAACAAAATGATAGAGGTTTCCTCTATCGTACATATACAAAGGGAGGTATTGTTAATGGCATTAAATAATCAATATTTAATTCTCGACTCACACTTAAACAATATTGGTATTCTAACAGTTGATGGTGCGACTAAATTTACCAGCGATTCTATATCTATGCAAATTGCTGATACAGACAATACAAATACCCAATATGATGATGATGTTAGTGTAGGGAATGATGACAATTATCGGACAGAAATAAATTCAAATTTTCAATCTAAACATTATGATCATAGTGGAACCGTGACTGTTCCGCAGGGACAACCAGATAGCGATAAAGTAGTAGCTGGAAATTACTTAGCATATTATGATAGGTTCTTAGATAGATGGTATGTTATGTATATATACACAACATCAGAAGAATCGACATCAACAGCTTCTGTTAATACAGTTGCGTATGTATGTAATATGATGTTAAGAGATTTAGCTTTTAGTATTCCAGAAGCGGCGACTATTAAAAATGATACTATTCAAACAGTCTTTTCACACGTTTTCCAAAATTCTGGGTGGACGGTAGAGTATAACACTAATAATACATCTATTCATAATAGTGATTCTTTTGATGGCAAAGCAAAAGCTACAGTATTGTTACAAAATGCCTTACAACTGTTTGGGGTTGAAATTACTGCTTATGTAAAAATAAATAGCCAAGGCAAAATAACAGATAAGATAGCAGAAGTAACAGATGAACTATCTTCTGGGATTGTTTATGAAGAAGCAGTTTTTGGAAAAAACGTTACAAATATAAAAAGAACAACAGTTTCAGCACCAATTACAAAACTATACGTTTACGGGCCAAACGGCACCACAATGAAATCTAGGAACGATGGTAAAGACTACATTGTAGACGATAATGCAAACCAATTATATAACTATGAAGGGTCAAAAGTAAATAGTTATTTAGAGGGTGCTATCACTTCTAGCCAAATTGAATCTGCTTCTGGTCTTAAATCTTGGGGAAAACAAATGTTGACCTTATTTAATCACCCTAGAACATTTTATGAGGTAAACGTTAGTCCTGACTTTTTGCCACCGTTAGGAACAACGATTAGATTTAAGGATAAGCATATCTCACCAGAATTAAATGCAACTGGTAGGGTTATTCAGAGAACTTTAAGCTTCTCAAGCCCTAATAGTAACAGTATTGCGTTTGGTGAGTTTGTAACTGTCCCAGTAGCTACTCCGGCATGGTTAACGAACTATCAGTCAGCATTAGCAGACGCTGTTTCAAAAGCCATAACGGACGCCTCTGCTATTACTCCAGTGTTATCTCACCCAGATGGCCTTGACTTTGCTCAAGGTGAAACATCAAAGCGTCTTATATTGAGTGCATGGGTTGGAAAGCAAAATATCAGCACTTATGTTGACAGCAAAGGTTTCGCATGGCGGCATATCAACACAGATGGATCAATCGATCCAGTTTGGGAACAGACTGGCGACCTAATCAAAGTGACCCCATCTTTAATGGGTAATATTAGAGCATATATTGATGGTGATTATATATCGACAGACCCAGAGTTCCACGTTGATAATCAATCTTTTAAACTGGTCGGGGGCTTTAATCCGGGCGATAATCCGATTGGTCGGGTTGCACAACATATGGAACCACTTGACGATGGTACTTGGTATCAGTCTTCTGCTCACGACAATGGGGCAGACACCAATTTTATTTATAGGGATAAGAATCTAAATTATGTTTCAAGAATGGTTCTTAAAAACGGAGGACACGGAACTTCTTTTGGAGTTAAGTATATTAATGGTTCTCCGTGGATAATCGCCGCCATGAAAAACGATGTAAACGATTGGGAAATTATAAGGTTTCAATTCAAAGCAGACGCAACACTTGGATATAACGATGTAGTCCACCTTTTCGACACTCATCATTACGCAAGAGTAAATTATGATAGAAAAAATGACCGACTTGCTTATTGTGACGCCGCATTTAATTATCGTATCGTTAATATGGAGGACGCAGAACAAGGCATTCAAACAGTCGAATATTCTATCAATTGGTTAGATTATGACTTTAATGGTGATAGCCAAATTGTTCAAGGTCAAACCCTCGATTTCCCATATGTTTATTGGAATGTTGGGAACCAAAGGTTGAAAGCCTCAACTGAAATATATTGTGTAAATGCTATTCACAAGGGTGAAGTATTTCATGCCTATTATGACCCAGAGGAACAGCTTGGAATAACCAATAGAGTGATTGAGCCAGAAGGGTTAGGTTTTTATAATTTTGGTGATGGTTATAAACTGGTTCATTCATTTAATGTCGCCCAAAGCGACGGCTCACAAAGACATCAGATGATTTATACGTCTGATTTTATTCACCGCGAAGAAATGCCGGTTGTCAATAACGGCAATGATAGTGATGACAAAGACGAGTAGGAGGTTATAAAATGGCAAGAAGTGCATTTGTCGAAGTCAATATTACCAACCCTACTAAACTAGCACAAGATTCACAGGATACTGCTAACAACGCGGTTAAGGGTGTCACAGACTTAAATGACCCTAACTTAATGTCCGTGATTGAAAAGCAAAACAACGTTGTGCAGTTCGCTGGTTTAACATCTCAATTTAGCGTTCTCATACAAAACGCTAAAGATGATGGGATTGATACAACTGCTGTAACTACGGCATACAATAATTTAAACAGATTCATGGCTGACATTCTAGCAGACCCTAACCATGCTAGTTATGTCGACCGCGTAAGATACAAGAAGTATCAAGACGCTTACAATGAAGAATTAGCAAAGCTTCAAAACGCTTTACAAAATAACACAAATGATAAATTCGCCAGTGCCGCGAGTG